ATGACAGCGGTTGAACTCAGGCACAAAGCAATAACAGGGGATGCACTGCATGAAACAATTTATAAACTTACGCAGCTTGAAGAGGCTGCATATATAACCCCGTTTCTATTTCAAGTCCATGAAGCATGGCATGTATTTAATAAAAGTTCTCTACGGGACAAAGAAAGAAAAGTGTTACTTGGGTTTAATTATGCTTTCCCGTTTCCGTCTCTAGGGTGGGTAGCTTTCCCTTTAGACAAAAATAAATACCTGTTTTTACAAAAGACCTCTATTGTAAAGCACAAAAACATACTTAAAAAGGATATGCCGTTAGCTAACGTGCTAATTGGCTTTAAACCTAATTGTGGTATCCCGTTAGATTATTTTGAAAAAACCCTTGAATGGGCTGCTTCATCAACCCTAAAGAAATGATACTTGCTATCGGGATTGTCCTTTCACTCACGTTAATTTATGGGGTTATATATGAGCAATAAATTGTACACACTTAAACAAGCAGCGGGTTATTTGTCAATGCCGGTAAGCACGGTTAGGAGTATGTGCCACAACGGGGAAATTACCTATGTTAAGAGGCAGACCCGAAACGGCAGGGTTTTTTATATTGATGTAGTTGACCTTGATTCATGGATAGAAAAGAACAAGGTTAAAAAGAGTGCTTGAATATATGCCCCTTTTCTGGTAATCTTGATTATCAACATTATCAGAAAAGGGGTATAGCAGATGAAAACAAAACCGGTGTTACTTAGGGCAGTACCTGAAGACCTTCACAAGGCGTTAAAGATAAGGGCAGCAGCAGAAGGAAAGCAGCTATATGTATTAATCATTGAAATTCTTGATGCTGCTATGAAGACCAAGAAGGGCGGGAAATCATGAAAAAGATTGATTGGGCAAAGATCGAAAACGAGATACAGCCTAAAAAATGGGTACGTGTGGAAAAAGGTATTTATCTTGTAAATAGGACTTATCATATTAAGTACAGCATTAAGGGTAAAGCCCAAAAGGAAACCACGGGTATTAGATTCAACGGCATTAAGGATACCAACATAGGCAAGGTAAGAGATATTTTAACCGTCAAAAAGAATGACGGGATAGTTAACAAAATACCCGCCTTGGTTTACCAAAGAACAACCTTTGAAGACCTTGCAGCGGATTATATAACGGCAGCAAAAAACAAAGGTAATGATCTTGTTACCGCTGCAAAAGGAGTTAAACACCTTGCGGAGTTTTTCGGGGGATATAAAGCGGTTGATATTACAACGGATAAAATACAGGCGTACATCATCAGCCGTCAAAAAATATTTTGTGCCAATGGATATATAAACCGTGACCTTGCAGCATTAAGGCGTATGTTTAAATTAGGATTACACCATACCCCCGCAAAAGTGCAGACAGTTCCATATATTCCGTTTCTTATAGAAAACAATGTAAGAAAGGGATTCTTTACCACAGAGGTATATTTACAGTTTAAAGCACTGCTGCCGGATTGGTTCAAAGGTGCGTTTATTATGGGATATTTTTTGGGTATGAGAGTAGAGGAAATTTTAAATTTAACATGGGATCACATAGACATGGAAGAGGGTCTTTTAAGACTTGAGCAAGACGAAACCAAAAACGACACGGGGCGGCAGCTAGCTTTGAATCTGTTTCCTGATTTATGGGCAGCGGTACAGACACAGCAGGTTTTAATATCACAGTACCCTAAGTGTAATTTACTGTTTCATCATGACGGGAAAAAGATAGTTGATTTTAGGGCTGCATGGGATAAAGCCCTGTTAGTAATTCAGGGACACTTGACTTACAAATGCCGTGCATGTAATGAGGCAATCAAGATTGATTACCGGCAGATGGATAAACGCAAAGGGATAAGCTGCCCTGCATGTGGTGCCGTTAAAATGCGAAGGGAAGACAGGATTTTTCATGATCTTAGACGCACGGCATTAAGAGAAATGAGAAGGGCCGGAGTGTCAGAGGCTGTAGCTATGGCGATATCGGGTCATAAAACCTTTGAAACCTTCAGGCGGTACGATATCACAGACGGTGCAGATATCAAGCAAGCAGCACAAGCAGCAGCAGCAAGACACGCTGAAAAGATTGCAGCACTGACACAGGAGCAGCCGGAACCCACAGGGCCAAACGTGGTTAACCTTTCGGCATTCAGGCGCAAGAAAAGCGCATAACAATTAACAAGGGAGATCGAAAAATGAAGACAGGGAAACAGTATTTAATCTTAATTATGGTGGTGGTAGTATTAGGCGTTATCATGGTCAAGGTACAGGCAAAACAGCCCGTTACTATACCGGCTGCAACGTATACACCTTATACCCCTAATACATCGAACACAGGGACGGCAGCAGTGAAAGCAAATGTTATAATCAGGTCAATGTTAAAAGCACCTTCTACCGCTGATTTTAGCATTACCCCAAGTATTACCGTTAAGCCCGTGACTAAGGGTAACATGACCTCTTATATTTATAGTGTTAATTCTTACGTTGATGCACAAAATTCTTTTGGTGCAAAACTCAGAAATGACTTTACCATTATACTTGCAGAAAATATAGGTGATGCAAAGCAAAGGGGTAACTCTGATTATGATATGTTGCACCCTATTACATGGACAGTAATTGACGCAAAATTACATAAGTAAATAACCGGTTAACCTTTAGGGGCTGCATCTTCACGGGTGCAGCCCTTTTTTATTGAAAGTTGATTAACTCTGTATTTCAGGCTTTCAAAATTGCGCTAGGATCAACAACCGAACCCCAAGACATACCACAGAAGGGGCTTGCAGTCAGGGGCTTAAATCGCTGTTTCCGGCTTACGTGCGGTTATACAGGTAATCTAACAACAAATTTAATACACTTTGTCAAGTAACTCATTGAAAACAAAGCGAAAATTTGACTTTAAAGCGGGAAACGTGGTATAGTATTGAAGTAGTAAAGAGGTAGGAGATTATCAAGGGGCTGCAAATCGGTTAGGGGTAACCGTTGCAGCCCCTTTTGTATTTAATACGGGGCGCAAAAATTATTTTTTACAGGAAAACTGTGTCTCGGTAGTACTTATTATAAGTAGTTAATTAACTTTTGGAGGTAACACAAATGGCAAGGGCAGAAAAGAAAAACAAAAGACCGAAATACGATGACCAAGAGAAGACCACAGCAACGGCATTTATTCCGGTTTGGCAGGACGACATTATACGGCAAATGGCAGATGATAACGGCATAACTTATAGCTATCAGTTACGGCTAATCATTGATACCTATTTTTCTGCATTTAAGGGGGGTAAATAAAAAATGGTTACTTACACTAAGGTTTCAAAATCAGGTATAGCTTTTACTTACAATTTCGGTTACCCCTATCGGGGTGCCGTGCTTGAGTACGGTATGTGCTTTGATTTTGCAGGGTTCGAGATAGACGACACAGCAAAAATGAAAACGAACGTTTGTGCAATCAAGTTACCCACGCATTTAGAGATAAAGACGGCAGCGGAAAAGATACATTGCACTTATGAGTATACGCAGAGGCTAATGATTGACGGCAGAAAAGACACAATAGTTAACGGGGTGTTTGGTAGGTATCAGTAACAAATAATAGCACCAGAAATAATAAATGTGGGTTCATAGTACTTATTATGTAATCAAAATTTATGCAAAAGAAGGAGAAGGAAAAATGAAAACTAAAAAGGTGAAATATGATTGTACAGTACCGGTAAGGATTACATCAGAGCAGATGTTAAACCTACAGGAGTTAGCCGACAGGATGCAGACAAGCAATACTACAATTTTAAGAAATGCCCTTAGTGAATATATAGCAAAGTGTCAGCGGTATGGAATCACGAACATACCCGCTAATTAAACAGATAATAAAAAGGGGGTTACCTGTAACGGGTAACCCCAAAGTAAAGAAACACCACGGCTAGTGGTTGATATAATATATACTTTCAACCACTCTTTATAAACGAGAAATGCAATAACTGAGAATGCAGGAAATGAAGTAAGGAGTAACATAAATGTCAGGACAAGCAATTATAAACGAAGCAGGACAACCCATAACAGACCCTAACCAAAAGGGGAAATCAGATACAGGACTAACCGCAATACTAACGGAAGAACTACAGTTAAAGATTCTTGCCGAATTTATGCGTAACAAAAAATTTGCGCTGTTGGCAGTAGATAGAATAGAGGCTAAATGGTTTGGGCGGGATTGGTTCAAATATATATATGAGGCAACACGGTTATATATACAGGCATATGATACCTTACCGGCAACTAAGGGAGACTTTGCGGATCATTGGCACAGCCTTGAAGCACAGTACCCACGGTTTCAAGTTGACCCCACGGTAAAAAAGGAAATCAACACGTTAGTTGATGCACTTTATTTAAAAGATTTAGACGGCAATTACTCCTTTGATGCAGAATCAGAAATTACACGGAAAAAAATTGCACCTTATATAGAAACAAACGGGGTACTTGATGCCTTTAATACTTTCTCAAAAGCACCACAACCTAATCTTGATAAGCTAATCTATGACCTTCAGCGAGTGAAGAAAGCAGCCACAATACAACCCAAAATAGACAACGGGCTTGATTACTACAATATATGGTTAGAGGGTGCTGAAGACAGGTTGAACAACCCAACACCAAAATTAAGCACGGGAATTGAAAACCTTGACATGGTACTAAGTGGTGGTATTGATGATGGTACAGTAAGCCTTATAGGTGGTTTTCCTGGGGCAGGTAAAAGCGCACTGACATTACAGATAGTACACCATATGGCAATGCAAGGACGCAAGGTCATTATGTATAACAGGGAGATGAGAGAAAAATCTATTTTTGACAGGATCATATCAAGGACAAATAACATACCCTTGTCATGGTTACGGGGTGGGCAGGAAGTACAGGAGACACTAAGACGCATAAAAGCAAGCAGACCTGAAGGACTTGAAAATATATTATTTGGTGATAATAACAATATTACCATTGATAATATCCGTGAAATTGTAGAAGAGAACAGCACAGATGCACCCGCAGTGCTTCTACTTGATTACCTGCAAGTCTTCCCCACACTTCGGGGAAAAGACATAACAGACCCCCGTGTAAGATTAAACTTTAATCTAACCCTGTTGCGTGAAATCGTCATGGACACCAATTGCATTATATTAGCTATTTCCTCATTGAATAGAGAAGGATCAAAAACAGGAGAAATAACCATGCACAGCTTTAAGGAATCAGGTGATGTTGAATACACGGCTGATTACCTAATAGGGTTAGGATTAGCTAAAGATGATTGCGAAGAGAAAACAGGAAAACCTTACTTACGTATGTTAAACATGATAGAGATTGATGAAGCAAAAGCAGCCCAAGAAGGACAGGAAAATATAATACACATGGAAAAGCTGAAGCTGCTAAAATCAAGAAATGATTATACCGGCAACGTCAAACTTTACTTTGATATGACACACCAAAACTTTACTTCAACGCTGCCTGATATATGTTATAAACCTATGCGTAACCCACACGTAGAGGCACTATTGCAGAAGGGGGTTAAATAACATGCATTGGCTTGAAATAGATAATACCCCGTGGTTAGTTGAGAAAATAACAATACAATGGATACCTAAACCCGACATTATAAAAGATATGCGGAAATATCCGTCTATGCTTGCAAGACTTCCCCTGTTTTTACCAAAGAAAAAACGGGAAACATTGAAGGAACCTCTAATTTTAAAATGTGGTAAATATGGTACTGTTGCCTTTATGAAGCAGACACTAATTACAGCAGATGAAAGCTTGTTCATGGAGATCATCGAGAATAGCACCCTTATAAATGACAGATATCAATATCAACTCAACCTTAAGCAACTTTGTAAAACACTCAAAAGGGGCATACTTGATATAGGGGATAGTCTCAATGCCCTTGAGCAAACCACGGTAAAAATTATTGTCCCATATGAAAAAGTAGATTATGCCGGAACCCTTATCACGGTAACTAAGATAGACGGTATAGTAACCGTTACCTTTCCGGCAGTATTCATGGTTAAGGGAGAAAAGAAGACGTTAAGGCAAACCACGTTAATTGACAGGACTATATACAATCAGCTTTCATTGTTCGGGAAAGCATTATATATGAACCTGCTATCAAATACAGGGACAGCATACTATACAGATACCATTAAGGAATGTACTAACCCGCAGAGAGATTACCCGCAATTCATACAGGATGTAAAGGAGCAAATGGAGAAAATGAAGACCCTAAAAGTAATCAAGAGTTTTACCTATAATAAGCGGATTAAGAAGCTATCCTATATAAGATAGTCACTTGACAAAGTTAACCAATTTTGATAATTAAGACCATCCTAACCAATGACGCTTGCGGTTAGGATGGTCTTTTGTACTCCAGGACTTTTTTTTTACAGAAATAAATTCCTAACATAACAGGAATTTTTTTGAGGGTTTCAGGAATTATTTTAGGGGTTTTAGGAATTTTTTTGCGATTCTAGGAATTTTTACCCTTGTAAACCCAATACTAGAGCCACTTTACGCACCCTATACTATTATATAATATTCTATAATATTATATAGCGTAAAATTTTTACTTACGCTTACGCTGTAAAAATGTTTACGTAAGGACTAACGCAACCGCAACCGTGACTTGTTAAGTTAGCACATAAAGACAGAACATTCGCTTCGCTCATGTTCTAACAATCACACACTTTGATTCACTAACCGCAACCGTGACTTGTTAATCTCATATAGTTTTTAACGCAACTTCAACCACACTTGACAAAGTTAACTAATTTTGTGATATCAAGTAAAAGTTACTTTACCCTGATTACCTCAAATGTATATATATCATGCTGTCATTCTCTTGGTACAGATGATAGCATGTTACCTCCCTTCTTACGGGGTTGCACGTTGCGGGTTTCCTCCTTCCTCCCAATACATGCAACCCCACTTTATTATCAATCCCGACCTGATACCCTAACGTACCCCCGTAAGTGTCTTAAATCGCAAATACGGGACGCACAAGGCTATATCATGAGCTAATCAACGTGGGTTCAACTTCAATAGCAAAAGGGGCTATGAGTGGTGTTTTTCTCATAGCCCCTTTTTGTGGGTTGCAGGTTGGTGGTGTTGCGTTAATTAATGCGGATCATAACCCCCTTTACTTTGGAAGCATCAAGCAAACCCAAGTAATTAGCAGCCTCATTTAAACTTGCAAAGGTTGCCTCAATGGAACCCGCAGAGGTAACCGCTTTGCGTTTCGGGCTAAACCCTTTCGGCCTACCCCCACGGTTAGGTTTTGCGGTTGCATCTGCTGCCGGTTTCCTCTTCTTCGCCGGTTTGCGTTTTGCTGCCGGTTTCTTTTCTTCTGCTACTGCTGAAATTTCTGTCTTCATTTACTACCCCCGTTAATTAGATTTAGTTTACTATCCCAGAAATTAAACATGCCTGTCAATAGTATTTATTAATACAACAAACTAAAAGGAGATAACAAACATGGAACAGATAGAGACTTTAGCACAGCAGATTGAAAGTAAAATGAACGAACTAATAAACACAGTCAAGGCACTTAAGACTATCACAGACAAAGGGAGGGTTTAACAATGGAAGTAGAACACATAGTAAGTTTTACAGATTGGGTTATGATGAAGTTTTGTGAACAGAACGAGATACTAGACAGTCTATCTGAAGAGTTAGATAGCAATCATTGTTGCATAGATAAACTAAAGGCAATCACTATGGAACTTGAAAGGGATTTGTTACAACACTTACACATGCAACTATCTGAAAGCATGGACACAGATTAGTATATATCTTAACTCTCTTGGGGTTGTGGTAGGTTGCCTATCACAACCCCTTTGTATTTATTACATCATGATAAAGGACATACAACTAACAGGAGTTTCAGACCTATTCGAGAAAGACCCTACCTTTTCGCCTGTGCTGGTTACTAAGGCTGTTAACACAGCCCTTAATAAGGCTACTGCAATGGGTAAGACAGCAGCAATGAAGGATGTAAGGGCAAGGTACAATGTAAAGCTTTCTGATATCAGCCCTAAGTTTAAAATTAATAAATCTAATTGGCAAACATTACAGGCAGAGTTAAAAGCAGAATCAAGTGATAGACCGTCAAAAGGTATAGTAGCCCGTTTACCTCTTATTGTCTTTGGTGCTAAACAATCAGGAGTTAACTATAAGAGACAAACTAAGAAGGGTGAAAAGATAAGACAGCTTAAAGTAACAGGTGCAAGGGGTGCTGTATCTGTTGAGATTATCAGAGGCAGTAGAAAGACAATAGCAGGTAATACTTTTATAACTAAGATGAAATCAGGACATATTGCAGTAATGGAAAGGACACAAGGTAAAAGGCTACCTATAAGGGAACTTACCGGCATAGATGCCCCGCTGATGTTTGCAAAGAAAGAAATAATAATAGACGTAACAGAGACAATTGAAAAAGAATTTGCAAGATTATTAATAGACCAGTACGACAGATTACAAAATGATTCTGATTAAAACATGCTGCTAAATAGTACTTATATTAAGCTGTATATTTTTTATACAGAAGCGAACACAGCAGCTGAAACATTTAATAAACAGGACATAACCCACCATAAATAAAAGGTACTTCCCAAGGCTTAACGAATGAGGGGGCGAACAGCGGGCGGAATCGAGTTAGCTACAGCCCTTTTCCTTAGCCTTTCCCTTCAGCCCTACCTACCACACATTCAACCCCCGAAAGTCTCTTAAACCCCTGTTTCTGTTGTTCTCAGAAGTATTTATAAGCATGAAGAAAAAAGTTAAAAAAGTACCGGTTAAACTTGGTGAAATCTCAGACCATTATTTCGGGATATCAGCAAGAAGATATAGACAGCTTGCAACCCTTGAGGTTGTACCGGCTGCAAATGATGGCTACATAGACTTTGTAGAATCAGCAGCGGCATTAATTAAATATTATCAGGGTAATAGTATTGGCAGAGAAGTTTCTTTCACGGATGAAAAACAGCGTAAAACAAAAATAGAAGCAGACCACAAGCAATTAAAGCTTGATAAAGAGAAAAACAAGCTGATAGAAACCGCTGTAGCTTCTCAATTGTGGGCTAAAGTGGTTATGTCAGTCAGACAAAAATTACTTAACCTGCCTATGTCCTTAGCCCGTACCGTGTACGGTGCAGAATCCCTAGCGGTTACAAAAGACCTGATTGAAAAATACATCTATGAAATTCTACGTGAGCTATCAGAACCCACACTGAAGAACCCTAAAAAATAATATGGTTACTGAAGACGTAGAAGAGACAGAAATAAACCCCGCTGATTACCCTAAAGAATTAGAAGCGGTGTTAGATGTTTGCAAGTTATTTGCCCCACCAACAAAACAGACGGTAGCAGAATGGGCTGAAGATAATTTTATACTCAGTAGCGATTATTCCGCTGAACCTGGCCTATATAAAACAGATAAAGCACCTTATCAGAAGGGCATATTAGATGCCTTCAATGATGCATCAATAGAAACCATTGTGTTAAAGACTTCGGCACAGGTGGGTAAGTCACTTAGCTTACAAATGATGCTTGCATACACGATAGAAAAAGACCCCGCACCTGCATTAGTTGTACTGCCCACACTTGATAATGCAAAAGCCTTCAGCAAGGAAAGACTAAGCTGCATGTTTCGGGATATCCCCACACTTAGAGCAAAGTTAATCAACGAAGACAAGACGAAAGCAAAAGACACGGACAACACCATACTTTCAAAAAAATATAAGGGCGGGGCTATCTCTTTAGCGGGTGCAAACAGTCCCGCAAGCCTTGCAGCACGGGCGGTAAGATACCTTTTTCTGGACGAAATAGACCGTTTTGAAGTGTCTGCGGGTGCTGAAGGTAGCCCAATACAGTTAGCAATCAAGCGTACAACAACCTATTTCAACAGAAAAATTATCATGTGCAGCACCCCTACCTGCCGTGATTCAAACATAGACAAGGCTTATAATGACAGCGACCAAAGAAAATATCATGTTCCCTGCCCACATTGCGGGGAATTTCAAATTATGATGTTTGGTCAAATCAAGTTTGATACGAACGAGTACAAGCAAAAGGGAAAAATCATCAATGCTTATTATGAATGTCCTAAATGTCAAGGACACATAACCGACAAAGATAAATTAGCCCTGCTGAATAAAGGTAAATGGATTGCAGACAAACCGGCGAACGGTACGGCAGGTTTTTGGATCAATGAATTATATTCGCCTTGGGTTTCCTTTGCGGATATCTCAACTAAATTCCTAGATGCTAAGAAACACAGGGATTTACAGCCGTTTATGAATACTTCTCTTGCTGAATACTTTGAAAACAAGGTAGATACACTTGAAGTAAGCCCACTTTTCAACCGCAGAGAAGACTATAACCCCGCTATTGTGCCACTTGATGCCTTGTTAATCACGGCGGGTGTTGACGTACAGGAAGACAGAATAGAGGTTAGTGTGTATGCATGGGCCGAAAATATGGAATCTTGGAACTTAGATCACAGGGTTTTTCTCGGAAATCCCGCAACCCCCGCAGTATGGGCCGACCTTGACGACTATCTAAAGACCACATATAAACATGAATCAGGCTTAATCATGCCGATACACGCAACCGCAATTGATACGGGTGGTAGTATGACTGATGCAACATACCGATATTGCAAAGGTAAGCTTAACCGGAATATATTTGCAATAAAGGGAAGTAGCAGCAACAACAGCCCGATATACAACAAACCATCTAAGGGCAAGACCAAAGAAGGAAGCAGGGTAAAGTTACACATTGTAGGCGTATCAACAGCAAAGGATACTATTTATAAGCGGCTGCAATTAACGGATGCAGGGGCGGGTTATTTACATTACCCAAAAGCAAGAACCTTAGATTTTTTTGAACAGTTGATAGCGGAAACCATCAAGATAAAAAAACTACATGGGCAAAATATCAGGGTATGGGAAAAGCGAACCTCAGACGCAAGGAATGAAGCACTTGACTGTTTAGTTTACGCAATGGCGGCTTTACATATACTTAACCCGCTATGGTCAAGCCTTCTCAAGAACCATACTACAAAGGTTTATAAGCTTAAAGGTAAGGGAACCCCCGCACCTGTGATAGAAACCCCTGTAATCGAACCACAGGAAGAACTACAGGAAGAAACGCCTATTGAAACCCCTATTATCAAACCTGAACCCACCTACACACAACAAATTATTAAGCAGCGGGTGCAGCGGATTATAAAAAAACCCCGTGGAAATTGGTTAAATAAATCTTATTAAATCTCAATTAGTAGTTATATAAACAAACTAATTAGAGGTTTAAATAATGGGTACACAGAACAAAACAAATAATTTTAATAAAACAAAAGCTGATACCCTATATCAGCCTATATTTACAACCGAACAAGCAGCAGTTATAAACGGCAGCAATGCTGATAGTCTACATACTCATGATTTAAGCAGCAAGGCAGCAGCAAATATTATAACCTTTGCAGCAAATGAGACAGAAGAGACAGCAGCTTTTGATGCAGGAGCAAAAATTGTAATCAGGACAGATTTACTGTAAGGAGATATCAGCAAATGGTAAGCATAGGTAAAGGTGAATTTATAACAAAGGTTTTAGTAGAACCTGCTAACATAATTGGTTTTTTTGACCTATTAAAAAGCAAAGCAACAGATGAAATTAAGGCTGCTGAAATTGCATGGAATGAAAGCACAGAAATTCAGTTAGACAGCCCCTTTCTTCTTGGTATGGTAGATGGTTTTTTAACAGCCGGTGCTGTAAATCAAGCTGCTGTAGACCGTATGACAGCGTTAACAACTGCATTAGCCCGTGAAAAACACGCTACCGAAACACAGTTAGACCCTAAAACTATACCACTTAGAACCTTTAAGCTTAGTCTTTCAGCAGTTCCAGAAGGTGAACAGCCTTTAACATGGGTAACTAATTTTGTATCAAGTGACTGTTACCCCTATATAGAAGACGGTTTCATAATAATTAAATTAATTGGGGTAGTTAATCACCCTGAAGCAGTGGAGGTATTTTAATGTACGCAAGTTATTTTTATTCAGCAGGTGCAACAGCAGCAAACGTGCTTGCTGATATAGGGGCATTATTAACAGGCACAACAGACAAAGCTACATTATCAGCATCATGTAATCAATCAAGTACATCTATTGATGCTTCAGTTTATACGGCTGCATGGACACTCCATGATGCTTCAGCAGGTACAAATGCGAAATGTTACAAAAGAGAATATCCTGATGACGCAACAAAATTTGCTTATTTGGTAGTTGATACAAATACATCAGGAAAAGTTCTCATGAAAGTATATGAAACATGGAATGCCGGAACTCATGCCGGAACAAACCTGTGTTATTACAGCGACCAGACTGGGGGTTGTCCACAGGTGTCGCTTGCAGCGGGAGGCCAGATAGATATTTATTGCAATAATTATTGTGTTCTGATGGTGTCTTTATTTGGAGCAACTTATGGTTCATCATCACAATTGGGATGGACAGGTTTATTTTTTAGAACAAGAAATTCAGCATGGGATACTGTAGCAAATGGATACCCACCATTTGCATGGGTATGGTCATATGCAAGCAATGCTCCTTATTGTTATGCACCAAGAACCCTCAGTGCCGCAGGGGCGGATATTACAGGTGCAAACGCACCAATGAATTTATGCACTATTTTTGGTCAAGGATTAATTGCACCTTCATTAACAGTTCCCGCAGCAGCCGATAAGACACTTAAACATTTACTGATACCTTTCTTTTTTTCATATTATTCCACTGGAAATCTTGGGGGTGATGTTTCACAAAATGCTGATGTCTATATTACAAGTGCAAGTCTCGGCACTAATTTTGATGAATTTGAAATTGGGTCTAATAGATATGTCATATGGTCTTCTTCTTTAAATTACAGAATAGCTGTAAGAAAGGGTTAAGTTATGGCTGATTTAGGAAATATAGGCTATATGTTATCTGCACCAAACTTATCTGGTGATATATTAACCTACTATTCAATATTGTATAGCAATTCGTTTTATTGGGTAGTAACTTCTAACTCTGCTAAGGCAGGTGTTGCAAGGGTAAGAATTGACGGTGTAGTTAAGTTTTTATACTAAAGGAAATACTGAAATGTTTATAAATAATATTCCATACGACAAAAATAAAACCCTTTACTGCTTACTTGCAAATACAGCATATACTGTTTTTCAGGATGTAGACGGTACTTTTAAGGCATTTGCAAGCTGTAGCAACCCCTACAAGGCAGCAGCAGAACACAGCACCTTAAAAGGGCTTTATCAGCTTACTATAGATACATTACCTGATGGTATATACCCTCTAATAACTTATGAACAGATTGCAGGGGCTGCTAACCTAACAACTGATATTATTTTAGGGGTAGTGGAACTTGAAGTAAAAAATAATCTTGAAGTAAGTAACACCATTATATTTGACACAACACAGACAGCCCTTAATAACTCTACCACAACAATACAGGCAGATTTAACAGACGCACTAATAGACATTCAGGGTAGAATTACCGGAGTATCACAGGATTTAGCAGACGTACCTACTATTACAAAACAGGAAATTGAAGCTTCTACCATGCTTGCTAAGGAAGCATCTATTAACACAGCTATTACTGCTATTGAAAATATAACCGGTGGTTCAGGTGCAAGCCTTGCTGAAATTGAAGCTTCTACAGTGCTTGCAAAGGCTTCAGCCCTTACAAGTGTAAATAATAATATTAATAGTAAACCTTCTTTAGCACAAATAGAAGCATCTAACATGCTTGCAAAAGAAAGCACTTCCCAATTTATAAAGGGTAGCGTAGTTACAACGGTAAAAACAAGTGATGCAAGATTAGCTAATCTTGATGCAAAGATATCTGACACTATGAAAACATCAGATCATAGACTTACAAACCTTGATGCACCTATATCAGAGATACCTACTAATCCTATATTATCCGGTAACTCAACAATTGCACGTATTGCAACATTACCAACACTTGAAGAGATTCAGGCAGGGTTAACAATACCAGAAAATATAATGACTTCAACAGACCCAAGACTTGATAACTTAGATGCCCCTGTATCCGGTATACCTGCACTTACAGACGCACTGATTAACAATGCCGGTACGGGTATTGCGTTACTTAATCATAATTACGGGGGTTCAGATGCCCTTAGATTCACAGATGATAAAGGGGCGGGAATCTATGACGGTAATATTTATGTATATCTCAAAACTGATTATGATAACGGAAACACTCAGGTTAATTTCATCAAAGCGCAAACCGAAACCGATATAGACGGCAGGTTTGTTACTGATCTTTATCTTGAGCCGTTGAAATGGTACACGCTTGTTTATACAAAGGCAGGATTTGAACCTACACACACAGAAGTTTATTTAACTTAACCCACAGTTACAAACCCACTTAAGAAGCAGGGAATAAACCCCCTGCTTTTTTTATTGCCTGAAATCTCTGTTACCTCATGAGTATTTATTACATAACGCAAATTAATTAATGAGGTTTCAATATATGCCAATAGTAGGACAGACACAAACACAGCAAGACGAACTAACCCACGTTACTACAGTATTAGCCAATGTTCAGGCAGTCATAGAAGGACGTGCAACCTCAGACCAACAGGCATACACAATAGCGGGCCGGAGTCTACAGAAAATGCCGATTGCAGACCTATTAATGTTGCGTGACCGTTACAAATCGGAATTAAGATCACTTCAAGCTGCTGCAAATATCGCTGCCGGTCTTGGTTCAGGTAGAAAAATAAGGTTCAGGTTCTAATATGAAAAAATCATTTAAAGAAAGACTAGCTAACCGTTTTGGATATGGCAAACAAACCCAAAAAAGAAACCGTTATGAATCGGGTTTAGTAACCCGTTTAAATAGTTCTTGGTTAACTAATAACCAGAGTGCAGACGCTGAATTATTAAACAGCCTCAATAAGACCCGTGCAAGGGCAAGAGATTTAAGCATCAATAACGATTATGCAAGAAATTATCTTAGAAGCCTTGTAACTAACACCATAGGTGCAACCGGCATAGGTTTTCAGAATAAAGCTAAAAAAAGAAATGGGGATTTAGACGAAGTAAATAACACAATTACAGAAGCAGCTTTTTCAGATTGGGGTAATGTCTCTAACTCTCCGGATGTTACAGGTAAACTTTCTTTTCTTGATATTCAGAAAGCTGTTTTAAAAACTGTTGCCCGTGACGGTGAAGTAATCGTATTAATTAAAAAGAACTATAAAAATAAATATAAATTTAGCCTTCAGGTTTTGGAATGTGATTATTTAGACGAAACCTTAAATAAGCAGCTTGAAAACGGCAGCAGTATAAGAATGGGGGTAGAGGTTGACCAGTGGGGAAAGGTACAAGCTTATCATTTATTCCAAAATAACCCAGCTGATAACGGCTGGTTACACAGCACAGGACAGAGATATATAAGAGTACCAGCAGCAGAGATTATACACCTTTACGATATAGAAAGGGTATCTGCTACCCGTGGGATATCATGGCTGCATAGTTCAATACAACGGCTGTACATGCTTCAGCAGTATGAAGAGGCTGAACTAACAGCAGCCCGTATATCAGCAGCTAAAATGGGCTTTTTTGAAAGCCCTGATGGTGGCGAACAATATACAGGTGATGCAGTAGACACAGACGGCAGCATAATTTCAGACGTGGAACCTGGGGCAATGGAGACATTACCAGCAGGTTATAAATTTACCGCCTTTGACCCACAACACCCAGCAGGAAACTTCAGCCCCTTCTGTAAACATCTTCTAAGAAGTATTGCAGCCGGTTTAGGTGTTTCCTATGTAGCCCTAACAGGTGATTTATCAGAAGGTAATTATGGAAATGTTAGAGCAGGTTCTATTTTAGAAAGGGATAATTTTAAAGTTGTTCAAAATTGGTTCATGCAGAACTTTATAGCCCGTGTATATGCGGAATGGTGGGCTGTATATTTAATGCTTCCTTCATGCCCTTTTAAAGTTACAGATGCAGATAGACTTTTTCAGCCTAAGTTTACAGCTAGGGGTTATCAGTGGATAGACCCGCTTAAAGACAGCAAAGCACAGGCTGAAGCCATTGCAGCCGGTCTTATAAGTAGAACGGAATTACTTGCTGAACAAGGTAAGGACTTTCAGGAAGTAGTAGAGCAGATAGCAGCTGAACACGCAACCCTTGCAGCATTAGGTTTATCTTTTGATTTATCAAATACTCTTGTTTCCGTGGAAACCATGAATAGTCAGGTAGATAAACAGGAAGAAGTGCAGGTTATTAAAGATGAGTCTGTACCGGCTGAACCTGTAAAGAAGAAAGTTAAAGCTAAATAGTATTTATAACATCAAGTAACCACTTTTCTCTAAAAACCCCTTAACTGCAATGGTTAGGGGTTTTACTTTCTCAGAAGTACTTATTACAGAGATAGTTTTAAGTGATTACTTGATAAATACCCACCTAAAACAATCTTCACTAATTTTATTAGTTTAATTATTTTTATTTAGTGAGGTTGTACCATGCCATATAAAGACCCTGAAAAAAGAAAAGCCTACAACAGAAGACCTGAAGTTAAAGAGAGAAATAATATTCGCAACAAAAAAAGGTATGCTGAAAATAGGAATACTATTCTTAGCAAAAGAAGAAACCAATATAAAGAGGATGAAAAAACAAGGGAAAGAATATCAGTAGAGGGTAAAGCATGGAGAGATGCTAATAAAGATACCATTAGCATCAAGAACAAAGACAATTACAATAAAAATCCTACGTTATACAATCTAAGAGCTAAACAGTATAGAGAAACTAACCCTGAAGTAGCCTTAAATTATAGAGCATCTGAAAGGACTAAATGGGTTCAGTGGTTCACTGATTTAGGTTATACATACTGTACTGATTGCAATAAAGAATACCCTTTTGCAGCTTTAGACTTTCATCATATAGAACCCACTACTAAGACTACGGATGTAGCACGGTTATACGCTGGTCAAGCTTTTAACGCTAGAAATATAGATAGAGTCAAGGAAGAACTAAGTAAATGTGTGTGTGTCTGTAGGAATTGTCATGCTGAATATCGGGCTTTACCTGCTATGTCTCAACAACAAATAAGAAAAGAGCAGTGGTATATATGGTTAAAAAATAATGGCTATGGTGAATGCTTTAGTTGTGGGTTTGATAAATCAATGATTTCTATAGACTATCATCATATAAATATGACTGAGAAGGAATATGCAATATCAAGATTAATCAAGGTAGACCTAAATGGTAATAAAAAAAGTAAAATGCGAGAAGCTTTATATAATGAAATAAAAAAATGCATACCTTTATGTTCCTCCTGTCATGCAGTTCTTCACACAGATAAGGTTATTTCAAGTGATACAAAAAAAATAACCCTCGTAAATAAATTAACAATCATTCAGGACAGATTAAAAATAGCAGCCTAATAAGTATTTATATCAAAGCTTAAAATTTAATCTTAATAGTATTTATTTACAGAGGATTTATGAAACTAGACAAAATAACAACCGGCATACTTAATAGAAGCTTTACATTAGATAATTCAGTAACTTCTAACTTAGATGATAGAACCCTTACCTTTACTTTTAGTTCTGAAGCTCCATGTGTTAGGACTTTTGGAATTGAAGTGCTTGACCATTGCCCTACCTCAGTTAATCTTGATAGAGCTAACAGCGGTTCACCTTTACTCTTAGAACATGACCCATTACAACAAATAGGCATTATTGAGGCTGCATATATTCAAGATGGTAAAGGGGTTGCGAAGGTTAGGTTTAGTAAATCTACTAAGGCTGATGAAATTTATCAGGACTGTTTAGACAACATACGTAGAAATATTTCCGTTGGTTACTACGTTCATGAAATGTATGAAGACGGTGCAGAAGGTGATAACCCTATATATAGGGTTACATCTTGGGAAGTCTTAGAAATATCAGTTGTATCTATCCCAGCGGATATAACAGTAGGTGTAGGCAGGGGTTTTGATGATAAGCATGAAACAATTGTTAGAAATTTAGAAATTGAAACAGAAATAAATAATAACTCAGAAGTAATTATTAATGAAGCAGAAATTAACACAGAAACCGTTATAGAAGAAAACAGCATCTTAGATGCTGAAACCAATTTAAAAGAAGTCAACACGCTTACTGATAGTTTTAAGCCTCTTGACGATACAACAAAACCAACAGGAGGTTTTAAAATGTCAGAACAGGAAGTTAATCCCGCAGTTGAGATTTTAGAAATCGCAACTAAACACAATCAGATAGACTTAGCAAAAAGGGCTATCGCAGAAGGCAAGACAGTAGCAGAGTTTAAGGGCATGGTACTTGAGACTATGGGAACCCCTAAACCCGCAAGCACTGTAGAGCTTACCGCAAAAGAGGAAAGACAGTACTCTATCATTAACGGTATTAATAGCAGCCTTAATAACACAAAGAGTTTTGAACGTGAAATCAGTGATGAGATAGCAAAGAAAAGCGGTAGAGAAACCCGTGGTTTGCTTATGCCTCTTACCATTGGCAACAGGGCCGGTATGTCTGTTAGTGGTTCTTCAGGTGCTGCCGGTGGTTACACTGTTGCAACTCAGACCATGCCTTTGATTGAACTTTTAAGAAATAAGCTTGCAGTTCAGACAATGGGTGCAACTTTCCTTTCCGGTCTTCAGGGCAACATTGCTTTTCCTCGTCAGTCTTTGGCAAATACCCTTGCATGGACTACTGAAGGTGTAGACGCTAACAATGCCGGAGCAATGGGCTTTCAAACTGTTCCTATGTCCCCCCGCACCGCTATGGCAACAACCGGTTATACACATCAGTTACTTGCACAATCAAGTATTGATATTGAAAACCTTGTCAGACAAGACCTTGTAACAATTATGGCTCTTGGTATTGATGCTGCTGCTATCTTCGGAACCGGTGACAATGGACAGCCTTTAGGACTTATCAACGTTGACGGTATCGGCGTAGTTGAAGCAGGTTCTTCACCTTATGCAGACGGTAATACTTTAACGTGGGCTAATGTTGTTGCCCTTGAAACCGCAGTAGCTGCAAAGAATGCTGATATTGAAAACCTTGGTTACCTCACAAATGCTAAAGTTCGTGGTTTGCTTAAATCAACCGCTAAGTATGCTAATACCGGTAACCCTATTTGGGAGAACGACACGGTAAACGGTTACAAAGCATTTGCATCTAATCAGGTGCCTTCAGACCTTTCCAAAGGTAGCAGCAACGGTATTCTTTCCGCTGCAATCTTCGGTAACTGGACTGATTTGATTGTGGGTACATGGGGAAATGCAGTTGAATTGATCGTTGATCCTTACAGCCTCAAGAAGGCAGGACAGGTAGAGATCACAGCAATTATCCTTTGTGATGTTGCAATTGAGCACCCTGAATCATTCGCTGTATGTCTTGACATTCTCGCTTAATTAACCCTTAACAAAAACCCTCTTAGCCTAACGGTTAAGGGGGTTTTTATTTCTCGTTTGTATTTATTTAAAGGAGACTAACAAACATGGAAATACTGATTAAAGAATGTTGCATGGTTAACGGTGAATCTGTAAAAGCAGGTGAAATAGTTGAAACCTCAGACAAGACCGCACGGTTATTAATATCAATTGGTAGGGCTGAAGCTTTCACGGGACAAATGATAATGCAGCCGTTAAAAGAAATCACCGTGGTTCTACCCGCAGAGATTAAAGCAGAGTTTGAAGCAATCAAGGAACATGAGAAAGCACAGCAGATAGAACCCCATAAGAATAAACGCAAAGGTAAGCATAAATAATGAGCTTCACAGAAGACTTAGCAAACATGATATACGGCGACTTTTCTACCGTTGCGACTATAGGAAACAACCCCGTTAAGTGTATCTTCAATGCACCTTACAAAGCGGTGAACATGGCGACAGGACAGCTTGAAACAACCGCACCTGAAGCACACTGTTTAGCTGCTGATGTAGCAGCCGTGAAACATAAGGACACGGTAATAATCAACGGGGTTACATACAAAATCAAAGGTATTGAACCTGATGGAAACGGAATCACAGTGCTGATTCTGTCAAAGGACTAACAATGGAAACAATCAGACAGCAGATTATTAATTATCTCGATACAATCTTTAAGGGTATTCAAGTAGACCCCGACCCTTACGCACCCACGAATTATAACTATTCTATTGATGAAGTTTTCTGTTGGGCGACAGATTACATACCCCGTGAAAGTACAATCACGCTGCTTTACAGGGACACAGACGAAACCACAGAACCCTTAACCATTGGCAGGGGCAGCTTTGACCAACACAGGTTAACTGTAGAGGTAGATATTATCTCTGCTTTAGTCAATAACACGGCTGCTGATGCACGGTTGATGCTTGCAGACCTAAACAAGGCAATAGGGCAGGACTTTAGCCTTGGTGGTCTTGCACAGTCTACAAGTGTTACAAGCAATACAATTAGCGTGATGAAAGAGGAAACGCAGATTGTAAACCTGTCTGTAAATCTACAAATAACGTATATAACCAAGTCATATAATCTGTATGAAAAGTAATTATTACAGGAGATAAATTTAACTATGAAGATTCAATTTTGCAGCGGAAACGATGTAGTAACAGTAGGGAAGTATACCTTCAGGCTTTGCGAGATCAAGGAAATTCCTGCTGATATTGCAGAGGCACTTTTAAAGAAGACTTCTAACAAGTTTATTAAGGTTGAAGAAGTGGTAGAGGTAAAGGAAAAAAAGGAGACAGGAAAAGGTGCTACTAAGTAAAGAAGATTATGAAACTAGGGACAGGTTAACAGAATTATTGAACCCCGTTAATTTAACGGATGTAGAGAAAGATCAAGTTTACCGTTTGTTAATTGGATTAGTAAGGATTCAATCAAGGCAGGATGCAAAGGTACAGCAGCAGTTAATTAAGATTATAACAGAGAGTTTTTAAAACTCTTCATTAAAACAAGAAACAGTCAACACGCTTTTTAAGCCTCTTGACATATAACGGAGGCTATAAAATGGCACAAGCAATGGGCAGCAAAGGACAGTTAGGAATACAAATAGAAACGGCTTTTAATACAAATCCGGTTACCCCTGATTTGCAGTTAATCAACTTCACAACAGAGTCTGTGAAGTCAAGTCAAACCCTTAACGATTCAAAGGTTATAAGGTCTTCACGTAACCCTATGAAACCTGTTATAGGTAAGAAGGAAATCAGCGGGACTATTAGCACAGAATTAAATTCAAGTATCGGCACACTTTTACATTGTGCATTAGGTGCAGTGACTACAACCGGTGCAGGATCACCTTATACGCACGTTGTTAAAATCGGTACTTCTTTACCTTCATTTGTACTTGAAAAAGGTTTTACGGATATTTCCCAATTTGCACTTTACACAGGCTGTAAGATCAATAAAATGACTATGGGTGCAAAGGGTGATAGTTTTGATGATATTTCCTTTGACCTCTTAGGAGCTAAGGAAACAATTTCAGGAACAAGCTTTGATGCAACCCCTACAGCTATAACCTTTGCACCTTTCAGCGGTTTCAGTGCAGCTATAGAAGAGGGTGGAAGCACCATAGCAAACGTTATAGAGATCGGGACAATTACCGTAGAGAATAACCTTGACGGTAACGTGTACTGTCTTGGTAGTAACGGCGAACGTGTAAGCCTTCCTGAAGGGGCTGTTAAGGTATCCGGTTCAATGGCTGCTATGTTTGAAAACCTTACCCTTTTGAACAAGGCAAAAAACAGCACAGAATCAAGCCTTAAGATCACATGGAGCAACGGAACAGGAGCAGGAACAGTAGGTAATGAGTCTTTAGAGATATTCATACCTGAACTTATCTACAGCCCTTCAACCCCGACTATTACGGGTGCAACGGGTATCAGAGTGGAACTGTCTTGGGTTGCGTTTTACGACAACAATGCAGATGCAACAGCTATTAAGGCTACCCTCATGTGTCCACAGGCTGTTATCTAACCCACGTTTATTAATCCTTACCTGAAACCCTCTTTACTGCAACGGTAAAGAGGGTTTTTCTTTGTCAATTGTATTTATTACATAGTCACGTATCTTTTAGATACCCCGCTATGAAGCACAAAAAAAGGTAGGAGAACAACAGAACATGCTGAAGCTTAAACAGGTAACGTTAGACACGGTAGGGGAATGGGTAGAGTATGGAGCAACACAGGACGGTATCAAATTTCAGATAAGACCGTTAACCGGAAACACAATCAAGGAACTTAGAAAGCAGTGTGTAACCACAAAGACTATTTTTGTACAAGGTAAACCCACAAAGCAGGAAACCCTCAATGAAGAACAATTTGAACTTGCGGTGCGTGATTACATCTTGCAGGATTGGCAGGGTTTAGGTAATGAAGCAGGGGAAGTATTAGTAGTAAATGAAGCAAACAAAGCCCTTGTATTTGACAACCTCGAATTAAACGATTTTCTATTCACAGCGTCAAAATCCTTAGACATGGTAGAGGAAAAAAAAATAGTTTAATTGCCTATACGCAATTCTTGTACGGTGATAAAGGTAAATTCTGCATAGCTTGCAGGAAGACCGCAGACAAGTTACAGAAAGAATTAGATTGTGATACATGCCCTGATAAGCAACCTGATATTGACGATGATATCAGGTTGCTTATCAGGGTTTTTAATTTATGTGATTCACAAGTAAGGGTTGCAATGAGTGGGGTTTTTGCTTTGGATTGGCCCACGGTAATAATTGTAGCGCAAGCACATGACATAGAAATTAACTCTGACTTCTTTCAATACCTCAGATTGTTTGAGCAAACCTATATTGCAGAGACAACCAAGAAGAAACCCACATAACCCTAAAAGTATTTATTGATAGAGTAAATAAACATCAAGGATAAAACATAATGGCAGATTCTAAGCAAGTTAAATTAATCATAAAAGGCGATAGTTCGGACGTTGTAGCTAGTCTTACGGAAATCAGGAATAAGCTACAAGACCTTGAAAAGCATAATAACAGCATAACCGGCAAGATTAAAGCCTCTTGGGTTAATGTTGCTGCCGGTATTACCATTGCACAGGAAGCAGCAAGCAAATTTAAGGAGTTATTAGAATCTGCTTTTCACGCTGCTGAATACCTAGAGCAGTTTCAAAACCTTGATAACCTCGCTAAGAAGTACAACACCACAGCAGCAGACATAATGCAGATTATGGAGAAGATGACTAACCATCAGGTAGAGAAAGCTGAACTTATGAAAATGTCTTTAATGGGCATTGGTAAGGGTCTTTCACCAAAGATGTTTACAGACCTTGCAGAGGCTGCATTTACTTACTCAAAAGTAGTAGGTGGGTCTGTAACGGAAAATTACGGCAAGCTTGTTAACGCTATCGCTATGGGCAAAGAAAAGGGTGCTGCTGCCTTGGTGGGTATGATTGACTTAAAAGATAAAATGGGGGAAATGGGAGACAAGACAAACAAGGCAGGAACAGCCCTTGAATTATATAACCTTGTTATGCAGGATGCCCATAGCAAACAAAAACAACTTGGTGAAGGTGCAGACAGTTCAGCAGATAAGTTAGAGCAGCTTCTAACAATGTGGAAGAACTTTACCCACCATTTAGCACAGATTGCTGTACCTGTCATCTTTGGTATCATTACCGCTTTTCAACTTCTGAAAGAAAAGTTTCTTACAATCGGGCTTGCTATCGTTTATCCATTTGCTTTGATCGAGAAGGGCTTAAACAGCCTTGGTATAACAACCTCGACCGTACTTCAAGACACGGTAGCAGAACAAGCAAGGATGATTGAGGATACACAGAAGGCGGGTATTAAGTCTGCAAACGACTTCATGCAATCCGTTGATGAAATACACAAGGCAGGGGAAAAAGCTTCAGGTAAAGGTGTAGGCAGCGGTAAGAGCAAGCTTGAGGAAATGGCGGGAACTAAAGCAGGGGAAGGTGCAGAAGAAATGCTAAGGCAGTATAAAGCAGCACTTGAAGCACTCAAGCTAAACGGTGAACAGCTTACCAATGAATTAACAAGACAGAATCAACTTAATGCAGTACTTAGGGCAACCGATACAGATAATTTAAAAGCTAATCTTGATGACCAAGTACAGGTATTAGATTATCAATATGAAAATGAATTAGTTTCCGTATCCGCTTACTATGATAAGAAACGTGAATTAGCCCTTACTCAGTATTCACAGGAGCTTTCAGACGCTACCAAGAATACAGAGGAAATGAAGGCTATTACACAAAGCAAAATTGACGCTGCTATAAATCAGTATGCCCTACTTAATAAGCAGATCATGAGTTTAGGCGGGACAGAGAAAGAACGTATTGCTTCAAGTAACCTTACCAATGAATTAACAAAAATTGGTATGACCATAGAGGCATTGCAACCTGAAGTTGAAAAGCTTGACGCAGAAGGAAATAAAACTATTGATGCCCTTGGTAATGCACTGTCAAAGACAATCAAGGCTTTTAATTTAAAACAGCCGACAGACGAAGTTAAAAAGCTATATGACCAATTAAAGAAGAACAACGATTTAACTAAAACCATAGTAAGCACAGAGAAAGAAATAACGGATGCTATGGGTAAAACCGCTGAATCTAAAAAGCTTGATATTGAGTTATCCAAGCTTGAGACAGAAGCACGGTTATTAGATAATCAGGCACAAATTGAAACCATACACACGTTAATTGAATCGGATGGTTTAAACCCCGCACTTGAAAAAGAACTTGAGTTAAGGAAAAAGTTAACCGGACTTATCAAAGCAGCGGGACAAGCCAAAGATGACGACATGCAGCTTGACGCTATCAGCAAGGGTATCAAAGAGGTAGAAAAATCATGGCATGATTATGAAACCATTGTGCAAAAGACAGCAGAGACGGCATACCAAGACGCAGCAACAGCCTTTTCTGATATCTTCTATGATTCAATCACCGGTAAGTTAAAAAGTATGGGTGATTACTTCAAGAATATGTTTAATAACATACTCAGAAGTTTCACGGATATGTTAGGAAGAATGGTAGCAGAGTCAGTAGCAAAACCTATTTTCTTACAGATTATAGGAACAGTAGGGGGTGCTTTAGGTGGTGCTGCTACAGCTTCAGCAGCTTCAGGCGGTGTTAACCTTGCACAGGGTTCAGGGGCTTTAGCAGGTTTAGGACAGTATGCCCCGTTAGCACTTCCTTTAGGTGCATTACTCAACGGTAATTATGCGGGTGCTGCCGGTGGTGTAGCGGGGTTTGCATTGGGAAGCATGGCAGCAGCCCCTATTACCTCTTTTCTATCCGGTGGTATGGGTTTAATGAGTACGGCAGCGGGTACGGTTGGTACTACGATGCTTACAAGTGCTGCCCTTTCTGTAATCCCTATTATAGGCACTGTCATAGGTATGGCTTTAGGTGGTCTTATCGGTAAAATGTTCCAAGGTGATGATAACTTAGGCATACACATTAACCCAACAGGCAGAGGTGCAGCCTATTACAAGGATGATACACAAATAGGGAGCAGGGAAACGGGTGCAGGATGGACGCACCACAACGCCGGTGACGGTTGGTATGCTACCACTGATAACATGGGTTCTGCACCGTGGGCTTTACAGCTTATTCAAGGCTTCAGGAAGACTTCTAACAGCATTGAAAGCGTGATGGGTAAACTTGGGCTTGATACTTCAGGGTTCGGTAAAGAGTTTAACAAAACTACTGAATGGGCAGCAGGTAAGGGTACACCTGAAGAAATGGCAGCAACCCTTGAAACGTGGTTTGGTGAATGGATTACACAGGCTACTAATCTTAACTTTGCACAGTTCAGCAAAGACGGTGAAACGCTTACCGTTACCATTACCCGCATTCTTAATTCACTCGGTCAAATCAACGGGGTTAAAGATATTGATGTTAGTAAGGTATTCGCTGATATAAACCTTAAGGCTAAAACGCTATCTGAAGGTCTTCAAGATGCAGATAAAAATATCTATGAAATGATAGACGGTTTATCTGAATTAACGGGGGCTGAATTTGGTGATAAGCTTACAGAGATTGCTACAGCTTTTGTTGATAGAATCAAGCTGGTGAATGATTACCTTATCTTCACTAAGCAGCTACAACAGGACATAGACACAGATGTTAAAAACAGGATGGAACAATACCGCACGGTTAATATGACTTCAAGTGAACGGTGGGAAGACACACTAAGTAAGGGCTATGCTGCTTATGGTAGATTCATTGCTGAAGTTACGGCAGCAGAACCGGACGCATCAAAAATTAAACAGGCTTACAATGATACGGCAACCCTCTTTGATGCCATATATAACGGTATCATGCAGCTTAAGGGTGTATCTAATTCTATGGGTGATACCATCAAGAAAGTTACAGATGATATTGCACTAGCGGGAATTGAAAGCAAGTATCAAGGAGATACAGAGAAAATCAGGACAAGTAAAATAGACTACTTCAACGGCGAATTAAAGCGGTTGCAAGAAGACCTAATGAAAAGTGGGGTTGCAGATGATCCTGAAAAGGTTAAAGCAATATGGCAGCAGATGCAGCAATACTCTTCGGCGGGTTGGGGTATGATGACCGCTGAAGAAAAGGTAACGTATGGTGAAGACTTTAAAGCATACTTGCAGACAAGTCAAGATCACGTAAACGAAATACTTAACGTTGCTACCACGAATGCCCAAACGTTTTGGACTTCTATGCAGCAGGACGCAGACACGGCGATTAATACAATCATTGCAAAACAGCAAGAGGCAATGGACAAGTTATCAGAAGCAGCAGACAAGGTAACAGCAGCTTTTGCAATTATGGGTGCAGCAGCAGTGCAGACGGCAGGGGAATTGACGACAATCAAATCAGATACTACTAATTTTGTAGTTGGCGTAATACAAAACAACCCTGATTTAGTTTCAGAACCTTCCTATGGTTAAGCAGTAACAGAAACCCTCATTAGTATTTATCTATATCAAATACTAATGAGGGTTTTTTAATGAAAAGTTTAACACAAGCCTTACAGACCGAAAAAGCAAAAGCAAATGTAACCACGTTTTTCTTAATCAATCTTGGTGGTTTATATGGCTTCACAGATTGTAACGTAACCATAAATTATAATGGGCTTGATTACCTCCCATGCCCTTTACAGGTTAATGGGTTTTCTGTTTCTAACACGTCTAATCTTGACGGTGGGTCTATCTCTTTCGGCAATATAACTAACCTGTTTTCAAGTCTTGTTCTTAATAATGACTTGCGGGACATGGAAGTAGAAATATATGAACAGTGGTTTGATTCTGCAAACACAGTGATTGATACAGAAGTAGTTTATATAGGTAAAGTATCGGGGCGACCCTCACTTAATGAACAGTGGTGCAGTGTGACCGTACAAAGTCACAAAAACCCGTGGACAATCAGAACCCCAAGAAGACGTATAACAAAGACTTGTGGTTTCCTTTTCAAAGACGGTGATTGTAAATACAGCGGGGGTAGTACTACCTGTAACAAGACCTATGAGAATTGCACCACATTAAGCAATACCGCTAATTTCGGCGGGTTCAGATTCTTACCGGCACGGGGAACTAAATTCACTTGGAATAATACGATAATCACAATCAAATAACGTGGGTAGCCTCATTAGTAATTATTCATATAAACATTAATTACTAAAGAGGTTATACAATGTCGATTTTTCCTGATTTGGATATAAGCTATCAATACAGCATTACCCCGCAGTTTAAGACAATCAAACTCGCACAGAATGACCTGAATTTCCAACAGCGCAGACGTAAGACACTTACGCCTATACATAAGTTTACCCTGAAGCTGAATAACATCAATGCAGCAGCCGTGCAGACCCTTTATGATTTTTTTGTTGCAAGATCAGGAAGCTATGAACCTTTCGTTTATTTCTGTCAAGACCCACAGCGTATTTATTCCCCTACCATTGGAACAGGGAACGACAGCACAACAGTATTTGATCTAGGGGCAAAATCAACGGCGGGCCTTGTAATAAAGGTGAACGGGGTAACAAAGACCCTTACCACAGATTACACGGTTTCTGCTGATACCGGAACCAATGGACAGGATAAAATCACGTTTGGGGTTGCACCTACAGCAGGGCAAGCAATCACCGCAAGTTACACGGGCCGGAAATACTACCCCGCCTGTATATTCGAGTCAGACAGCCTTGATATAAACAACTTTGATTACAAGATGTATTCAACCGGTTTAGTAATTCTTGAGGTTGTATAATGGCAACCCTCGTTAATTATAAAGACCCGTTAGGTTACCTGCCTTCTAAACCAATAACGGTACAGCCTACAGCACCTTCAAGCCCTGCTATCCCTGCTACACCATCTATCAGAGAAGTGAATGTAAGCCCTGCTGATGGTGTTGTACCGCTTGCATATGGTAGACGTAAGCTACAGGGTAAGTTTGTATACCTGAATGTCTTAAACGGCAATTTACACGCTATTTACATATTCTGTGAAGGTGAAATAGCGGGGTTTGAAAGCATCTATCTTGATGACAAACCTATTAGCGGTTTTGGCGGGGTTACCTATGAGGTAAAAACAGGGGCAATAGATCAAAACGTTTGCAGTCTTCATAGTTATGATTCAGGATGGAATGAAAACCTTAGAGGGACAGCTTACGTTTATTTAATTATCCCTTCAGGGTCTGAACTTAATGACCTACCAAAAGTATCGGCAATTGTTCAGGGTAGGAAAGTATATGATTATAATTATGATCCTACCTTAACAGCTACCGTGTATTCTACAAACCCTGTACTGCATTTGATTGATTTACTGATAGACAAACGCACGGGCGGCAGGATACCTAAGACTAAAATAAATTGGACTGCTGCAAAAGCTACACAGCTTTATTGTGAAAGCCTATATACTTGCGGGTTTGTCTTTGAAACAGCTTCGACATTGAAAGAAGTAATTGACGTGGTTAAGGTTCATTTCTTGGGTGCTGTGCTATTCGAGAACGGCAATTATAAAATTGATTGCGGAAGGCCCGACAGGTTAACACTTACTTCATTTAGTGACGCAGAAATCAGCGGGGTTAATATCCCTGCCGTATCATCTAAAGACCTGATTAACCGGATTACATGGACTTACCTAGACCCTGTTACATTTGAGACAGTAAACCAAAATTTAGAAAGTGCTACCATTGCTGCAAATGATGCAGAGATAGCAGAGGCAAATTATAATTTAGTTGGTTTTACTTCTCTTCAACAGTCAACGGCTATAGCTACATTCTTACTTAATCAAAGGCTGTCTGATTTAACGGTTACCTTTAACACTCATAATTCAAAGGGTTTGATGCCTCTTGATATATTCACGCTTACGCACTCGATAGGCTTAACAGCAAAGAAAATGTATTGCATGGATATTAAGGAAAATGCAGATGGTTCATGGAGTATAACCGCAAAAGAGTATGATGAAGCTTTCTTTTCAAGCACGGTGATTGATGAGCCGTGCTATCCTGATACGGCATTGCCCGACCCTTACAGCATACCTGATGACGTTGTACAGGATACCCCGACTGAAGACTTAGTACAGCTTCTTGATAGCACATGGATAAGCAACCTTAACTTTTCTTGGTCTTGTTCCTTCCCGTGGGTTAAACACTACGAAGTATGGATTAAGCAGGATTCAGGCAGCTATGCATTAAAAGGAACTACAACAACTACTTCATGGCAAATAACAGCAGCAAAGGAACTATCTTATTTTTCTGTAAAGATCATTGCTGTATCGCAATGGAATATTAAATCAGCGGGGGGAACCACGGCAATTAAAACGGTTCAGGCAATCGGTAAAGGATACCCGCCTGTGTGGAAAGGTGGTGCAGCACTGACAGTGCAGGAAAGCGGTGATATTGTTTTCCTTCAATGGTTCATGCCTGATAACACAGACCCTGCTACAGATATAGATATATCCGGTTATGAAATCAGAAGGGGCAGGAGTACCGACACATGGGAAACAGCAGCCTTTGTAGACCGTGTTAAAGCCCTTGCATATCAAGATAGAAATTGTCCTTCCGGTGATTGGGTTTATTTTGTAAAGTGTGTGGATACCGTGCGAAATTACACAACGACAGCTTTAACAGCTTCGGTTACCGTTACTTTAAATCCTTTCTTGGGGTTTCAACAGGTACGGCAGCTTGACCTAGCAGGAAGCACGGGTAGCAATATTATTGTTTTCGGCGGGGATACAATCGCACCAATTACCGCAAGTTATGACATGCTAGGCGAAAGGTTCAACGGTACTTTGTTGGGTGATGGTGTAGGCGGTGCTTATACGTACCTTGTTAATCCTTCAGCAAGTACTGCTGATGCAACTACCCCTGATGCTACTAAAGTTGATTTAGGGGCTGTTGTAGGCGGTAAATGGACACTGTACTACACAGCACCTAAGATAGGCAGCGGTACAGCTTCAGTAACCCCACATTTGCTTTTATCTAATGATGGTAGCAGCTGGACTGATTATAATGCATCTTCTGCTGTTGCTGCTTCTGCTAGGTATTGTAAAGCAAAATTTGTTTTTAGTTCATCTGCATTAGATTCTACATACACGGTGCAAGAACCCGTATATATAAACATCAAGGCAGACCCATTACAGGAATATGGAGAAGCAACGGTAACAGGTTCAGGCAGCATTGCTATTACTTTTAATAAATCTTTTGTCAGCATTGAGAAAATACAGCTTACGGCAGCGGGAACAGCAGCCCGTATAGCTACGTATGACAATCTAACCTTAACTGGATTTACCTTAAAGCTGTATGACCAAGCAGGAACGGCTGTAGCAGGTACGGTTAAATGGATTGTAGACGGTTATTAGTATTTATTGTATCAAGTTAAATTTAAGGAGTTAATTATATATGGCTTTTAATGTTGCATCACCTACATATCCTTCAGATACAGTTGTTCAGGCTTTCGATTCAATTAAGGAAAATTTTAATTGGATTAGGCGTAATTGGATGCAAAGCGGATGTATTCCGATACATGGTGCAACTATCAGCTATACGTATGTTTCAGGAAATATAACCGCTATAACTTTCGGGGGTACACTTGCAGGAAGTGCGGCATTTACTTATTCAGGGGCTGATTTGGTTACTGAAGTTTGGACACTTTATTCGGTGGTAACAACAATCACACATACATATAGCAGCGGGACGCTTACAGGTTCTTCTGTAACGGTGGTTTAAATGCAAGGTATTTATAAGATAGAAAACGTAATTAATGGTAAGTGCTACATAGGTAGCTCTATACATTGTGGCAAAAGAGAAAAAGAACATAAGGCTATGCTTATCAAGGGTTGTCATCATTCCATTAAATTACAAAATTCTTTTAATAAAAATGGCATTGATAGCTTTAAGTTTGAAGTTATAGAGGAAGTTGAAAACTCTTTTGACCTTGTTAAAAGAGAACAGCATTATATGGATACTATGGACACTGTTAAAAATGGTTATAACATATCATTAACTGCAAGTATGCCTATGTTAGGTAGGAAACATTCAACTGAATCTAAAAATAAAATATCAGAATCGGGAAAAGGCAAGATTGTGTCAGAAGAAACTAAATTGAGAATGTCTAAAGGTCAACGAAGTAAAGTAGTTTCTTTAGCTGCATTAGTTAATATGTCAAAAGCACAAAAAGGCAAAAAAGCATCTATGGAAACAAGAGCTTTATTATCAAGGCAGAGGATAGGGAATACTTACGGTTCAGGTAATAAGGGCAGTAAATGCCCTGAAGAAAGAAAAAGAAAAATAGCAATGAGTAATAGAATTACTAAAACCATGAAAAATATTAATTGGGTTCAAGTAGCATAAGGAGATATAGAAAATGATTGCAGCTTTAATGTCAAAACTTACACAGCTTAGAACAGGCTTAACAGATGCAAGGATGGGCTACATTGATAAGTTAAATCTTACGGGGAAAGCTACAGATGATTCTATCTATACTTCAGCCCGTGCTACAAAGATAGATAACTTAGACGCTGCTATTAGTACACGTGCAGCAGCGTCTACTGCCCTTTCTAATGTGCAGTATACAACCGCACGGGCCGCACGTATGGATAATATTTTCCCCCAATTTGGGAAAGTAAAAGTTGAAGCTAATGCACTTGCGTATGCTTCAGGTATGGTTGTTACATCAAGGACAGATTACACTGCCGGATTTTCATTGCCAGGATGGTCAGCAGGTAACCTGATAGCGGATAGAAAACTAGGTTACAGGATGGTAGGCAGCAACAGCACAGCAACAGATTTTGATGTACTTAATGTCTCAGGTGTTTCAGGTTGGTTATTAGGAGTATGCACAGTTAATAGCCATGCATCAACGGCTTATAATTCAACAAACGTAAAACTAACGGTTGATGGCACGTTGATGATAAATTCAGGCAGTACTAGCGTTGTAGCAAAAAGTGCAATTATCCCTTTTGGGTGGTCTGATGGAAACTTAATATTTCCTATGTATTGGATGGGTATTAGGTTTGAATCAAGCTTGAGGTTGCAGACCACAATGGCGAATGCTTCACTGCTTAATTATTGTGTTTACTTATTGGATTAAGGAGAAAAATATAAATGGCAAATTTAATTTCAAGTTCAGAAGTAATAGAAGGTGAAAATATTTTTATAGTAGAGGTTTATGACAACGGTGGTACTATAAAGTATGTTAAACCCGCTGTTGTTGTTGAAACCACAGTAAGGGTTATTACCCGCTATGCATTTAGGACAAGGTTTACAACCGCTGAAATGGTAGGACTATACACGGCAGCAGGTGCAGACCCCGTATTAAAAATGTTTATAGATGATGTAACGGTAGCAGACAATATTAATTTAGATGAAGCAAGGGTTTCAGAGGGTCTTGATTATTTAGTGAGTCAGGCGATAATTACCGCAGAGAGAAAAGCGGAAATCTTAAGTTAAGGGATTGGGGATAGATAATCATGGATACAGCAAAAATAATTGAAATAGCGGTGTTAGTTCTCTTCTCAATTGTGGGGTTTCTTGCTTCCCGCACCTTGGTAGGGATTGACAAGAATCAGCGGGACTTGACCGAAAAACTAGCCAAAATGGAAACCCGATTTGATACGCATATAGAGACTATACCCCGTGAATTTGTTACTAAGATTGAGTGCAGACTATCTAAAGAAGAGTGTGTAGGCAAAGGGTGGGTTGCAGCAGTGCAGCGGTTAGAGGATTCATTTAATCATAAATTCGATGAACTGAATAAAACGATGCATGATTTTACTCTAGCGGTTATGGCAATCATAAAGGATTAGTATGAAGAGATTAAAGCGGGTATGGTTTGACGTGTGCATGTTTGCCTTTGTTGGTTTCATGCTGTTTACATTCCCCACAGAAAAACAGGGTTTGCAGTTATTCCTTTATAAAGCCCTGTTAGTCAATGCCGGTTTTCTCCATTGTCATATAACAAGGAAGTTGTGTTTTCCGTACATTGATTTTAGATCAGAAAAGGAATGGTCTAATAACCTGTTAGTTATATCTTTATATATCGTTTTCATTTGGGCATATGCAAAGGGCGGGTAAATTGGCAATGGCAGCAGTCTTTATACTGTTGGTAGCTGTAAAGGTATCGGCTTTAGATCGCTGTCAGGAATTTGTGCAGGAAGTCAGGACAGCAAACACTTTTTACAATGGCTTAAATTATCCGTATTGGTACGGGGTAGGGCAGCTTAAAACGGAATCAGGATGCAGGTCAGACCTTACCGCCTTTGATGGTGGGCAAGGGTTAGCGCAATTCATGCCGGTTACTATGGCAGCTATTAACAAAATCTGTACCCGCTGTCATTTGCAAAAGCTGAACCCTTACAAACCCGCTGATTCTATAAAGGCTGCTGCATATCTGATAGCACAAAACCACAGGACTAATTTTGCACCTGATAAACCCATGTGGATTGATTACCAAAGTTATAACGGTGGGGCTGCATTGCTTAAAAAGGAATATCAACGGGCGGGGAAAGCAAACCATGAATTAATGCGGGTACAATGCAAGCGCAACATAATAACGCTGAAGTCAGGGAAGTTACTTAATTTGTGTGATGTAAATTATGACTACTCACGGCACATTTATGATTATGCAAAACCCTACCGATTGACCACAGATCAAACCCCCTTTAATTTCTGGTAACCCTTGTTTGTATTTATTACATCAAATACACAAGGAGAATAAAAAATGAACACACTATTTATTATCGTACTTATTATCGCTGTTGCTGTTGGTGTCTTCCTCTTCGTCAAAAACAACCCGAACAAATCACAGGCTATTGCTGATGCAGCAACTAAGGCTGCAAAAGATGCAGAGCAAAAGATTAAGGACAAAATAAAATAATGGGTAAATTGTATATAGGGGCTGCAATCATAATTATTATAGCGTTATGTGGTGCGTATTGGTTAGGGCAGCAAAGGGTAAACGCTGAAGCAATCAGGCTTGAGAAAATCAGGCTTGAGCAAACCTATAACGCACAAATGATAGCAAAAGATGAAATGATAGCAGCCCATGCAAAAAACATTGATGACCTCCAAAGCAAATATACATTACTGCTTAATAAGCTTAAAGCAAAGGCAGCGGAAAAAGAGATTGTACAAACCCCCAAGACAAAACAGGAAATCATAGAAAGGTTTATAAGGTTAGGTTATGCACCGTATGAAAAAATATAG